GCTGCCATATCACTGGCTATGGTTGTAAGTCAATTAACAAAACCACAACAAACTGCGCAAATCTTTGTGTAATTTGCACCATTAGTCCGATTTATGGTATAAAGTATACATATGGGTCTATTGTCTGCTTTGGGTATAAACAAAAAAACGGATTCCGTTCAAGCGCAGTATGCCCCAGCAATTATGGACACAGCTTATGGCTATGGTTCATTTACAACTGGTGTTGGTAATTTTCCTGGTGGATTAGATCGCAATTATGCGATGCAAGTACCAGCAGTTACTCGTTGCAGAAATCTTATCGCTGGTGTAGTTTCATACCTACCGCTTAAACTTTACAAGAAGTCAAGTGGTGAGGTACTGGGGAGTCCTCTGTGGTTAGAACAGCCAGACTATCGGCAACCAAGATCCGTCACTTTATCCTGGACTGTCGATAGTCTTCTGTTTTACGGCGTTGCATATTGGCGTGTTACAGAATTATATGCAGATGATTTTAGACCATCACGATTTGAGTGGATTGCTAATAATCGAGTTACATTTACTACAAATAAGTTTGGTACAGAAGTTAGTCAGTATTATGTAGATGGCGTTGAGTCTCCAATGTCAGGTATTGGATCTCTTATCACGTTCCAAGGACTAACACAAGGTGTATTACAAACTGCATCACGTACAATTCAAAGCGCTTTAGATACTGAAAAAGCAGCAGCTGTAGCAGCACAAACTCCAATGCCAAGTGGTTACATTAAAAACACTGGCGCAGATTTACCAGAGCAGCAAGTATCAGGACTGTTAGCACAATGGAAGCAAAGCAGATTAAATAGATCAACAGCGTATTTAACATCAACTTTATCTTATGAAACAACAGGATTTTCACCGAAAGAAATGGCCTACACGGATTCAATTCAGTTCAGCGCTACCCAAATTGCGAGGGCGATGAATGTTCCAGCGCATATGATAAGTGCAGATATGGGAACTGGTAGCAGTATGACTTATCAAAATCTTTTAGAAAGTCGTAAAGAGTTTGTTGCATACTCACTGCAACCATTTATCTGTGCCATCGAAGATCGACTATCTATGGATGATATAACTGCTCGTGGCCACGTAGTTAAGTTTGCAGTAGAAGAATCATTCTTGCGTGCCGACACAATTAAGCGCCTAGAAGCAATAGAGAAAATGCTATCGCTTGGCCTTATTGATGTTGAACAAGCTAAACAAATGGAACAAATGACACCTAATGGAAATGAGACAGACAATGCTACTTACGTTCAGTAGTCAAATTGAAAGCGCCGATGGCGAGCGCAGAATCATCGCTGGCAAAATTGTGCCATACGAAGAAGTAGGTAACACCTCTGTTGGTAAAGTGGTCTTTGCTAAAGACTCTATTGAAATTGGCGATCCTGGCAAGGTCAAGATGCTTATGCAACACAAAAACGATAAGCCTATTGGCAGAATGCAAAAGTTTAACAAAGCAGAAGATGGCATCTACGCATCATTCAAGATCAGTGCATCAATGCAAGGCCAAGATGCTTTAATTCTTGCAGGCGAGCAGTTAATCGATGGCCTATCAGTAGGTGTAGATGTAAATAAATCTGTACAGAAAAAAGATTATTTGTATGTTACAAGCGCTACCTTACGTGAGGTCAGCCTGGTCGAGACACCCGCTTTTAGCGCGGCGATGGTTCAAAAAGTAGCGGCGAGTATGGATGATGTACAAGAAGAGTTAATTGATTCTAAAAAAGATGAACTAATAAACCAGATTTCTAATGCAGTAGATCAACTTAAGCTATTAAAGCAAGTTGAAGACGCATCAGAAGCAACCGAAAACCAAACAGAAAGCGAGGCTCCTGTGGAAGACAAAGCAACAGCGCCACAAGAAGCAAAGGCAGAGGCTGCTACTCCTACAGTAGAAGCTGCTCGCCCAGTAATAACAACACCAGTTATCCAAACATCAATTCGCACACCTATTACATCTATGGCTGCTTATACAGAGCATAAGATTAAGGCTGCACTTGGTAACGAAGATTCAAAATTATACGTAACAGCTGCGGATGATTCATTTGCAACTAACCCTGCATTTTCTCCAACTCAATACCTAAGCGAGTTTGTAACTAACACACGCTTTGGAACTCCAGCAATCGATGCCTGTTCACAAGGCACATTACCAACAAGTGGTATGTCTATTTCAGTACCTTCTTTGGTTACCAGCGTTGGTGGCGGAAATGGTGTAGCACCAGAAGTTACTGTAGAAGCAGAAGCAGGCGCAGTACAAAACACAGGTATGGAAACTCAGTACCTAACTGGCACAGTATCTAAGTATGCTGGTATGAACACACTTTCAGTTGAATTACTAGAGCGTTCAGACCCTAACTTCTATGCAGAGCTAACAAAGCAACTTGAGTACGCATACTTGAAGCGCCTAGATCAGACTGTATTAGCAGCTTTGATCCAAGCAGGTGCTAATGGTACAAATACAACTGCAGACCTTGATGGTATCGTTGCATTCTCAACAGAAGCAGCACGTACTATCTACACAAACACTGGCTACTTCGCACAGAATTACATCGCTAACCCAGCACAATGGGGTGCGTTAATTGGTGCACAAGATACAACAAAGCGCCCAGTATTTAATGCGTTACAACCAATGAACGCAGCTGGACAAGTTGGGCCATCATCTATCCGTGGTAACGTGCTAGGACTTGATCTATACGTAGACAAGAATTTCACAGCAACTACATTCGATGACAACTCTGCAATCATTCTTGCACCAGAGGCTTTCACTGTATATCGCTCAGCACAAAATTTCATGAGCGTAAACGTAGTATCAAACCTACAAGTACAGGTAGCAATTTATGGCTATATGGCAACAATCGCCAAGATGCCTAACGGAATCTTAAAGTTCCAAAAGACCTGATAAGACCCGTTAATCAATAAGTAATCCCTGGGGTTTAGTAGCCCTAGCCCCAGAGAGCTATTAGCAAAGGAGTAGAGATGGCAGCCACGTATGTAACTACAGCCGAGTTGAGGGCAAACCTCGGTATTGGTTCACTCTACTCTGATGCAACTGTTGAAGAATGCTGCCAATCGGCAGAAGATTTACTTAATCAATATCTTTGGTTTAACACTGTCCCAATAGTAGGAACAGCATTACAAGATAACGTGGCAACAATTATGCTTGCCAACCCAAACGCATTCGCTGCGACCCAATCAATAGTGGTAAGTGGTTGCGGTGCAACATTTAACGGCACGCACACAATTACAGGCACAATACCGCCAACATCCGGTACTACTAGCCTTATCCCAGTATTTATGTATAACTACGGCCAAGTTAATTACCCTAATGGCTATTCATTTGTTCAATATGCCAAAACTGCCGCAGACCAAGTTTTTCACAAAGTAGCACCATATGGAGTGGCTACAGGTCCAGATCACAAAACTCAATCTTATGCGACAACCCCAGCAATACGTGAGGCAGCGATGATCGTTGCTGTAGACATCTGGCAAGCAAGACAAGTTAGCCAGACTGGTGGGGTCGGTATGGATGGGATCTCTGCCAGCCCTTATCGGATGGGTTATCAGCTGATTAACCGAGTGCGTGGTCTCATCCAGCCGTATTCAAGTCCAGCATCACTGGTCGGCTAATGGCCGCAATAAGCACCTTACGTGGCACGCTAGCAACCGCTTTAGCAAACGCTGGAGTATGGTCTACTTTTAGTTTTCCACCTGCAACTTTGCTTGCTAATAGCGTTGTAGTAACACCTAGTGATCCTTACATTGTGCCAAGCAATAATAGCCAGACAAGCATCGCACCTTTGGCTAATTTTAAGATTTTAATAACCGCCCCTGCATTTGACAATCAGGGCAACCTAAAAGGCATAGAAGATTTTATTGTGGCAGTAGTAACTAAACTGGCGGCATCTACCCTGGTTTACAACATATCAAGTGTCTCCGCTCCAGCTATCACAAACGCAGCTAGTGGAGATTTATTAACATCAGAAATAACCGTATCAATCCTAACGAGCTGGAGTTAAAATGAGCACACAAGCAGAAGACTTAGCCTTCTTAATTAAGACAGGTCAAATCAAAGAAGCACCAAAACCAACTGCACAAACAAAGAAAGATGAGGAATAACAATGGCAATTTATTTAAATAACAATGTTGGTGTTAAGTTGGCAACAGCAGCAGCCAAAACAACACCTTCTATTGACATTTCTGCATACGTAACCAATGCAGTAATTAACCAAGTAGCGGATGAGCTAGAAGTAACAGCTATGGGAGACACAGCTCATAAGTTTGTGGCTGGACTACAATCTGGCACTTTAACACTTGACTTTTTAAATGAGTGGGCATCTGCTCAGGTTATGCAGACTTTAAACGACTGCTTTGGTCAGACAATCTCTGTTTCAATGATTACAGTTAAAGGCACAGCAGTATCAGCAGCGAACCCATCTTACCAATTCTCAATTTTGGTAAATAACCTAACCCCAGTGGGTCAAGGCGGCGTGGCTGAAATCGCTACCTCTTCAGTAACATTTACTATAAACTCCGCAGTAACAGTGTCCCCATCGGTGGCATTCTAACTAAGGAGTAATAATGGCAAAGCTAAAGATAACAAGGGCTAATGGAGAAGTATCAGATCACAAGATAACTCCAGGTGTTGAGTACGCTTTTGAATTGAAGTATGGATCAGGTATTAGCAAAGTCTTGCGTGAGCACGAAAGGCAGACTGAGATATTCTGGTTGGCTTATGAATGCTTACGCAGGGCTGGCGCACAAATACCTTTATGGGGATCTGAGTTTATTGACACTCTAGAGACCGTTGAGGTATTAGACGAAGAAAAAAAATAATACAGCGTGATTCAATTCTTTACAGTATTGCCAGTTTATCGGTAGAGACAGGAATTGCGCCTAAAGAGTTTATTGATATGGATACGGATATGTATAGAGCAATCATACAAGTCCTAACTGATAGAGCTAAGGAGATCAAAAATGCCAGTAGAGGTCGTAGGCGTTAAAGATGTCCTAAAAGGCTTAGAGTTTATTGATGAAGATATGCGCACACGCATTAGGGTTGCCATCGATCCTTTAATGCGTGGCGTAGCAGAAAAAGCCAAAGGCTTTGTTCCAAGCAATACAGAAGTTTTATCTGGCTGGGCTAAAGCATCTGGTACTCCTGGCAACTTTCCAAAATATGATGCAGGTGTTGCCAAAGCTGGTATTGGGTATAACCCAGGAGAAAATAAAACATTTAGAAATGGTTTTAAAGTAAGCAATTATGTTTACAATGCCAGTCGCCCTGGCGCAATATATGAGGTAGCAGGTCGCCTTAATCCAGAAGGCCGAGCACCGTTTCAAATGACACCATCTAAAGGCGCAAGCGGTACATACACATTAAAATCTAGGCGCAGTAAAGCATTTAGAGAATATAACTCAAATAACCCATTTGCCAGCCAGCAGTTTATAGCTGCATTAGAGCCAGTAACATCTCAGCCAAAAATTAAAGATATTAGAGGTGGTGGTCGCAAGACTAAAGGCCGCTTAATCTACAAAGCCTGGGCGCAGGATAGTCCTAAAGTTTATGATGCAATTATTAAAGCAATCAACGCTACTGCTATACATTTTAATAAAGCCACCGAGATTAAGAAGGCAGCATAATGGCCAATGTAGTTGTCTCCGCTATTGCAACCTTTAATGGTAAAGCACTTAAAAAAGGTCAAAAAGAGTTATCAGCCTTTGACAAGCAAGCACAAAAACTAGGCAAAACATTCAATCGAGTATTTGCTGCCACAGCAATTACATCGTTTAGTAGAAGAGCAATTAACGCTTTTGCAGCGGATGAAAAAGCAGCTAAATCCCTTGCGGTACAGCTAGAAAACACAGGCAACGCATTTAGGGTATCTGAGGTCGAGGATTATATTGCTAGCCTACAAAACCTATACGGCATATTAGATGACCAACTACGCCCAGCATTCCAGACTTTATTAAACGCTACTGGATCAGTAACCTTAAGCCAGCAAGCATTACAAACAGCAATAAACGTTAGTGCTGGCACAGGTAAAGACTTAGCAAGTGTTGTAGCTGCTATTGCTAAAGGTGCTACAGGTACAACTACATCACTGCAAAGATTAGGCACAGGATTAGATAAAGCCACTATAGCCAGTGGTGATATGAACAAGATTATGGCTGCACTTGATAAGAAGTTTGCAGGTCAAGCACAAGCTAGATTAAGCACTTACGCTGGCAAGATCGACCTACTAAAAGTATCCGCTGCTAATGCCACAGAGATTATTGGTAAAGGCTTAGTAGATGCTTTAACTGCTATTGGTAAAGATAACTCAATCGATCAAGCAACTAATTCTATGAATGGCTTTGCTAACGCTATTGCCAATACTGCTAAAGGTATGGGTGAGTTAATAGGTCAAGTTAAGCAAATTATAGACAGCGATGTTGGCAAGTTCCTGTTGGCTATCACAGCATTATTAACACTAGGCAAGAAACAACTTATATTAGGTACCGCAGGTCTTATTGCTTATGATATTGGCAAGACCCCTAAATCTACCTCTAACTTTACTTATGGCGCTGGCAATCCTAGAGCCGATCTGATTCTGCAGAAGAAACTTACAACAGCTAAAAAAGATGAATATAACATTATTACTGCATCAAATAAGGCACGCACAGAAATAGACAAACTTAAAGATAAGTTTGACACTGAACGCATCAACCTAATGGTTGCCCTTAATGCCGCCACCGATGAAGAAACTAAATTACGTCTAAAAGCACAGCTAGCAATCTTAGACAATAACGAGGCTTTAGCAAAGAAATAAATGCAGAGTTAAATGCTAAAACTTCAATAGACGCATTGGCCACAGCTGCTGGCACTGCTGCAAATGCATTAAATAATTTAGGACCAGCCTTGTTTAATTCATTAGGAGAAATGACTGGCCGAGGTCGTAATCAAATAGCACCATTTGAAAATTACACCTATACAGTGCCACAAGGGGCAACCAACCAACAGGCAACCGCTACTGCAACCGCTACACCAACAGCTACAGTAACTGTAAACGCTGGAACCATAGTTACCGATCAACAGTTACAGGCAGTAATTGAGCAAAACGTACTTAACTTATTAAAATCAGGCAACAAATTATTGCCAGCGGGATCTTTGTAATGGCCGTACCAACAATTAATGCAGTTATCAATTTCAGCACAGGGCCTGCAACTGCACAAGCTATGCAACTTGATATCGGGGTATTGGGTACAAACGTTCTAGCCGACGCAGTGTCGGTTATTGTTGATGTATCAGATCAAGTTAATTTAATTCAAACAGCGGTAGGCCGTAATGCTTTGGTGGATGAGTTCCAAACAGGTACTTTAACTATGCGTATTGTAGACCAAAATGGAGATTTTAACCCAACCAATCCGTTAAGTCCTTATTATGGTCTTTTAACTCCAATGCGCAAGGTTCAAATTACTGCAAATTATTTAGGTACTACCTATCCTTTATTTTCAGGATTTATAACAAGTTATTTAAATACTCAACCTAAAGATGCAACAGAGGTTGCTTACACCACTATACAAGCTGTAGATGCTATGCGCCTTGCTTACAATGCACAAATATCAACCGTGGCAGGTGCTAGTGCTGGTGATTTATCAGGAACAAGAATTAACCAGATCCTAAATCAAATATCTTGGCCAGCAAGTATGCGTGAAATTGATGTAGGACAAACTACATTACAAGCAGATCCAGGCACAGCCCGCACTTCTTTGGCTGCTATGCAAACTGTTGCCAACAGCGAGTATGGCGCAATTTATGTTGGATTTGACGGATCCTTTGTTTACAAAGATCGCAACACTGCAACCAAATCAATAGGTGGTACGCCTACAGTTTTTGCAGATGATGGTACTGGTATCTCTTATGCCAATGCCGTATGGAAATTAGATGATACTTTAATATTTAATTCAGCTCAGATAACTCGATCTGGTGGCACTACTCAATCCGCCAGCAATACAGCATCCATAGATAAATGCTTTATCCA